CATTGTCATATGAATGAATACCTGCATTAAACTTAATTAATAAGTCTGTGAATGCATCACCCACGGTTGATTTTGGACTATCTACAAAGTCAACAATACGGAAAGCAATAGTTGCTGTCGTAGCTGTTGTAGAAGATACTGCACTATTAGAATTACCTGTAGTAGTATCACCTGTAGTTGTAGATTGAACTGCTGCGAAGTTAGTATTCTGACCTAAATCAGCTTGTGTAACTGCACCGTCCGCTTGTGCCATAAAGACTACATCTGGGTCGTCAACAATATATGCTTGAGCGTCTGACGCTACTGTGCCTGTTGGCCAGTTTTGACTAAACACTACTGTGCCTAGACTTGGGTCTGTGTAAGTACAACCTACAAAAACACCAATAACACCAGCAGGGAATGCGTCTGCGTTGTTACCTAAATCTGTAACAATTTCAACAGTTCCCGCGGCTACGATTCTAACAACCGAGCCATTATATATATTAGTTCCGTATCCAGAAGCAATCGGTAATAGACGCGTAGAGCCCGCATAAGGGGTACCGCCTATATGGTTTACTGCTTTAAGTCCGTAAGGACTAGCTGTAGTTGCCATGATTGTTTCTCCTATTTATTTTTTGCCCCTTCCGAAACTTTTACCATTTTCCTGACCTTCAGCAAACTTAGGCATACGAGGATCATTTTGATTCAGGTATGACTGGTCAACTGCTTCAGTCTGTGCTCTTGTTTTTTCATTTACAAAAGCTTGTCTTTGGTCCATCATTTCTTGAGGAGCTTTACATAATAATAGACCTCCAATTTCTATGCCTTCTTTAAATTGGCTATTGGGGTCTGACTGTAATACGACTTCTGGGTGTTCCGAATGCTTTACCGGTTCCCAGCCTTCACGCATTTTTGAAGATACGTTCATGTTATCAGGCTCATTCAATAAAGAAACTCGAATCCAACGATAGGCCCATCCAGCTTTTTTAGTAAACTCTGGAAGGAGTGAGGCAGGTTGCCATTTTTTTGCTACGTCTTCTCTTACTTCAGTATCTCTTGATTCTCTTTTAATTACCTTATCCATTTGCGTTCTCCAATTTAATCATTTCTCGTGCATATTGCTCCGGTGTTAACTTAAGCTTTTTAGCAAAAGCAACTTGTGTCTTACTTAGGCGTACTTTCTTCGGCGCGGTACTACGCGTTGCCGGTGCAACTACATTCGAAGGTTTGCGTTGGGCGGGTTTATCCGATTCCAACGAATTATCCCCAAAATTTTCAGGGAATCGTTTTTGCATCGTTTCATCTATACGACGATAGTATTCGTCAGTTGAAGGATTTACCCCGTTCCTGACTAATTTTTCATGTAATCCTAAAGCTAATGAAGTCATTTCTTCATCTTTACCAAACCAAGTATTTGCATCTTGCCAAGCTTGAGCTCGTGGATCTGGTTTTGGTATATTAGAAGTACTATTTTGATTCAACTCTACACTATTTTCTTCCTTTTGTGAAGCAGTATATTGAGGTTTTAGCCTACTAGCTCGAGATAATTTCATCTGAGCATCGTTCATTTTAGCTTGAGCTTCAACTATTGCATCAGTTTCTCCTAATTCATAAGCTTCTTTATAATCTCTTTTAGCTATATTAAGTTCATTTTCAGAAGCACTAACTAAAGTCTTAATATAGTCTTCCTCACCTGTGCTTAGTGTAGTCTGTAGCTTTTTGTTTTGGTCTGCTACTTTTTGTGCGTAAGCAACAGCTTCTTGTCTTTCTCTTTCAGCTTTTTCTTTCTCACGCCTTTCATCGTGATATCCTTTTTTTAGTTGAGCAAATCTTTGTTTTACTCGATCAGAGTATCCTTCAAGAGTATCTTCCTCTACCTCTTTTACAATATCATCAGGTAATGGTTCTTTGCCTCTATCTTCTGGCGGAGTATCATCTTCTTCTTCAATTTCTAAAGCTAATTCCTCTTGTTTAGGTTTTTCGGGTTCTACGCGTTCTACATCTGCAGTAGATTTTTCAGGTTTGGCTTTTTTGCCTTCATTTAAATCTACTTCTAGCTCTTCCCCCTTTATATCTATTTCATCTGGTATTTCATTTATTATTTCTGCCATCTTTGCTCTCCTATGCGCGCTCGTAGCCACGTGGATCATCCACTACAGCTTCAACCGTGTCGTCGTTAATAATGCGGAATTCTTTTCCGTGAATTTTAATTCTAGTGCCTGCATAAGCACGTGTAATAACAAAGTCTCCTTCTTTACACCATGCTCCTGTTGGAAACCTAGCTTCATCTTGATAAGCCAAATCTCCTAGCTGCATAACAAATAAGACCACAGTTGCATGTTCTTGTAATTGTTTTACAGAATCTGATTTAATAATCCCACCTTCATAAGTATCTTCTGCTTCAGGCACCATACATAATATGCGGTATCCTTTAACATCAGGTAGTTGTGTAGTAAGTTTAGCTAATGCTTCATCCTCACTTACTTTTTTACCATCAGTGGTAGTTGTGTTTTTGGTTTTAATAGGTGCTCCAGAGCTGGAGACTATTTGCGTGTCTGGGGTGGCTATAGTCATTATTTACCCCCTATCTTTACAACACTATCCGTAGGACTGCTTTCAAAGTCTTCGTTGTCTTTAGTTAGGTTTGCTATCATATCAGCAATAAACATTTGAACGTGGTCAAATCCTCTAACCTGTCCACATGCATGCTGATAACTTGCGAGGTCAGCAGAGCCTCTAGCCATATCTTCTACTACTTCGTTGCGTCTCTCTTTTATCTGGCCTGATAAATATAAGAGCGTTTCTTTCTCTGTCATTTTAATCCTTTTTATTAGTTAGTATTGTCCTCATTTTTAGTTACATCTATCTCGGTTTTGTCTTTTAACTTCTGCTCATGAGCAGCTGTCTCATCACGCATCCTAGATTCTTTTGCTCGCAACGAAAAGTCTTGGTTTTTCTGCGATGCCTGCATTCCTATTTTTGTTCCTTCCATTAGTTCTTTAGCATTTCTTTCAGCCTCTTGTTGACTAACTTCTGAACCTATCTTAGCTCCAGCTATTCTTTCTTGTGAATCAATTTTCATTTTATCTATTTCAATTTTAGCTTTTTCTAGTTCTACATCAGCTACCATTTTTTGAGCTTTAGCTTGAGCTTCTTGTTGTTTGATTGCAAGTTCTTGTTGTTGCATTTGAACAATCGGATCTTGTTGTTGTTGCTGTGCTTGTTTCTGTTGAACTTCAGCACTGTTTTGTTGTAGTAGTTTTTCTGCAGCTTCTGCTGTTAGTCTAGCTATATCATTTTCAACATCTACTGGAAGTGGATCATCTACTGGTGGTAGTGGTACACCTAATTGTTTTTCAATTTCTATTCTATATTGGAAAGCCACGTGTTCAGCTATATGTGCTTCCATAGCAGCTTGTATTAAAGGAGCTTTTGTACTTTGACCTACTAACTGTCTAATCTTAGGGTCATTAGCAAAAGCCATATGCACTTCAATGTGTGCTTGGTGGTCTTGGTCAAGAAATGCTTTAACAGGTTTACTATTAAGTATATTCATGTTCTCAGATACAGGATCTATTTGTTTTACATCATCCTCATCTGGTATAAGTTTATCTATATTTTTAACACCTAATACAGTTAGCATTTGTTTGTTTAGTTCTGGTAAGTCATATATAGTTGGATTTTGTTGAGCCATTTGCATAACTGCTTGATACTGAACAACCTTTTGTGCCATAGTTGCAGCATTAGGATCAGCAACTGGAATTAAAGCTACCTTATCATAGTCAGCTTGTTTAGCACCTGGTGTTCCTGTTGATGGATCATACTGATAATTTGGGTCTGTGTAATCTCTTATTAATGTTTTAAGTAATCCAAACTCTTTCTTCATTGAGTAGTAGATACGGGCATTAACTGCCGACATTACTTTGAGTGTTCGTTCTAATATAGCAAGTGTAGAACCTACAGGAGAGTTAGCTGACATATCAGATACTTTCATATCTGCAGCAGAAGCAAAGCGTCTACCTTCGTCAATAATTTTATCCATTAGGGCGGCAAGCACTTGACTTGGCTCTTTATAGGGTAGAGGCATTAAGTTATCACGGATAGTTCCAGATGGTGCGTCAACATCACGCCACTCTGCTGGTCCAATTGGTGTATCATCACCTTTAATACGTAAGCCTCTTGCTTTAAATCCACCTGGGAGATTAGATAATGTACCTGCGTCAACTAATTGTCTTAATAACATTGTGCCTGATTTTGAAAAGCCACCAATCAAATGTATTAGTCCAAAGCAGTAAAATCCAAACCCTGGTATATAGCCATAGTGAACAAAATGTTCACGACGTTTTTTCTTATCATCATCTTGATTCCAATTACGTCTAATTGCTAGAATCTCTGAAGTACCTTTATCGATAGTAACAACATATGGAAGTGCTATTCCTGTTTTTCTACTTCCGTCTTTATCTTCATAACCTTCTAAGTCAAGGTTAACATTCATCTCTAATATTTTATATCTATCATCATTAGTAGCATCAAAGCCCATCTGCTCTGCAATTTTTTTCTCAACGCTATCTAAATCATAATCTGGTTCACCTAAATCTATATCTTTGTAAAATCCT